CTAGTATTAGTGCATTAACATTAAGCGCACCAACATTGACTAACGGTAACTCAAATGTTACTGTCAATAGTAACTCAAACTTATGGACGTTTGATAGTACCGGTAACTTAACACTTCCAGCAAATGCGTTTGCTATCAATTACGCTAATGGTACACGAGTGTCCTTAGGTGGTAGTTATGGTAATAGCAATGTAGCAACATTTTTAGCAAGTTACGGCTCTAATACTATAAGTACAACAGGTAATGTATCAGTTGGTAACATTGGTACAACAACTGCAATCATTACAACTGGTAATATCACTACTATTAATAGTGGTTTATTTCAGAATGGTAATTCTAATGTTACTATCACATCAAATGCAAACGTATCAGTGTTCACTGCAGGTAACGCAACTGCACAATTCGTAGTAACATCATCTGGTGCTAATATTTCAGGTACTGCGAATATAGTTGGTAATGCTAACGTAGGTAATATAGGCGCCACTCAAGGTATATTCACTACAAGTGCAAACATTCCAATTGTGCAGAATGGTACTTCTAATTTAACTATTACATCAGGTGCAAACATTTCAATGTTTGTTGCAGGTAATACTACGGCAAGAGCAATATTTACATCAACGGGTGCAAATATTGCAGGTAACTTAGATGTAGCAAGTGGTAATATTACAGGTAATACAAATGGATTTGCAATTGGTTACTTGAACATTCCACAAGTTGCGGCTGCTAATGCTACACTTGCATTAACTGATGCAGGTAAACATTACTACTCAACTACTGCTGGTAACTTAACGTTGACTATTCCAACTAACGCTAACGTGGCATTTGCTACTGGTACAGCAATCAGTGTTGTTGTACAGGCGGCAGGTAACGTATTAGTTAATGCGGCCTCAGGTGTAACGTTGTATATGGGAGGCAATTCAACTGCTGGCAACAGAGTTATAAGTACTTATGGTATGGCAACACTAATGAAGGTTGCAACTAATACTTGGTTTATTAACGGTACAGGAGTAGCATAATGAGTGGCATTATGCAAACTGCAATTAGTAACTGGAAGGCAGCAACTGTGTCCGGGCCAACACCATTTGATTTTATTGGACCACCGCAGTTAGTAAGTGCTAGTTTAAATGGAAGTACTCAGAATTTAAGTGTGCCTAACTCTGCGTTACTTAATCCAGGTACAGGCGATTTTACTATAGAATTTTGGACACGTTTAACTTCAATAACTAATGGTGCTAGTTTATATAGAGGGCATAATAATGGTGTTGATATTTTTCTGACTGCTAGTAAATTAGCTATGGGACAAGCCAACATTTCTACACTAATTACAGACACAGTTAATATGACTACTGGAGCTTGGGTTCATGTTGCAGTGGTTAGAATTAGCGGGACAACGACATTATACAAAAACGGAGTGACAGTCGGATCAGTAAGTGATTCGACTAACTATGTGACAGATAGTGTAACTTACATTGGTTATTCCGGATCAATTAGAATCAACGGGTACTTGAGCAATTTACGAGTAGTCATTGGTACCGGAGTTTATACTGGCTCATTTACACCACCAACTTCACCATTAACAGCGATTACAAATACAGCCTTGTTAGTATCAATGGGTAATACACCATTCATTGATACGTCAACAAACACATTAACAGTGACAAACACCGGCACAGTTACCCTGTCAAATTTAAGTCCTTTCTCTGCAACATGGACTGACAATATCAGTGGCATTGTAGCGACTGTGGCAACTAATGTAAACAGTAGCGGCAATAATCCAACATATGTTGCTAGTTACGGTGGCGGTCTTAATATTGCTCAAACGGCACAAACCTATGTAGATGTTCCTACAAGTTACAATGGAGCAAATGGATTTACTATTAGTATGGCGGCAAACATACCTGCGGCCCAAGGCAGTCACTACGTGGCTATATATGATGGTAACACAATAGATAGAGCTGGCTATTACATCAACAGCAGACAATGGGTTGGTGACGGACTTGAGGTAGGTACACAAGCAGGATGGGGTGCTTCTAATAGCACGACTGATCCGGCTATGGGCACTTTAGCATGGTGGGACTTTGTGTACAATGGCAGATTTGTTAGCGCCTATAAAAATGGCTCAGTGGTAACAGGTTTAAACAACTATGATATGGGTGTGGGTAACGCTACTACAGGATGGTTAAATCCTTTGCGTTTTGTAGGTGATGAAAGTATTGCATCCAGCAACACAATGTGGCCCGGCACAGTTTATCGCATAAAATGCCAAGCAGGCGCACTAAGTGCGGGACAAGTAACTACACAATTTAATGCAGTTAGAGCTACATACGGGCTATAATAATAAAGCCCCTTAATTGGGGCTTTATTTATTTCATAGAATCTAACATATATCTGGTGAATTTACTTTCACACATTGCTGGGATGTCAACAAACGGATCCTCTAGATAGAATGGACACCCATTTTTCCATTTACCTTTTTGCTTAAAATATTTAAGCTCTAGCAAATCTTTTTTATCTGCAGGATTAAATTCTCTACGAGGATTAAATGATCGGCGAAATGTAGATAGATTCATGTTCATAGTTTAAAGGGCCGAAGCCCTGTTGTTTAGAATGGAGCGTCTTCAACGGCAGCAAGAATATCTTCTGCGGACACTTTTGATTTTTTAGCACGTGCTTTAATTGCATCAATGCTTGGCTTTGTCTTGGAAGCTTTAACTTTAACTTCACCTTTACTTGCCTCTTTAGTTTTATCCTCAAGAGTATCAGCAATTGTTGCCTGATCTGATGCACTAGCAAACTCAGGTAGTGTTGCAAGATACTTCAATGCTTCTACTTTTGTCATTTCGCTAGGAAGCTCAACAAAGTCTACACGACTAGCACCACCTTTAGTGAATTGCTTAATACGACGGACCATGTCGTCAGTGAAACGAACTTTAGCGTTACCATTGTGAATAGTAATACCAGCGACTTTAAAAGTTTGATTAGAATTAGCCATTATGTTTCCTTTAATTAAAAAGCTAAGTTTAAAAAATGTACTGATATTACTCAGCACTGATATAATGATAACACAATAGCCATTTATTGTCAACCATTGTGTTACCCATTATTTGATTATTGAACAACGTATGGGCTGTTCCATTTACCGATGTTAACATCGACATAGTAGGCAATATTGAAATAGTCAATCATTGCATCGGATTCGTCATACCAATCGGCTGATTTCAATGCCTTGAATGCTTCGGTTAAGAAAGCCTTAGCATCGCCGTCATAGTGATCCTGAAACCAGTAAGGGTTCACCTGATCGTACCCACTTGTAGTAGGTTTGAAGCCACGTTGTACCTGATAAAAGTCATTACCGCAAACACGGTTGCTGTTACCTATAAAGTCAATAGCACCGGATTTGAGGGTCAGTACAATGGTACTGTGATTACGGACACTCAGTGAGCCTTTAACTTTGTACTTAGCCAAGATAGGCTTAAGTGCTTTAGTAATCTTTGCTTTGCGTTCTTGATTCATGTAAGCCATTTGTTAGTCCTTTATTTAACTGTCTAAGTATCTATTGTAGCAGAAACGCCATTTATTGTCAAATTTAGGAGTTTACTGTCCTAAAAGGGCTAAAAACTTCCTTTTCCTGTAAGGAATCGGACACTTCATAGACCCAGTTTACAGGTACTTCCAGTACTGCGGAGATAGTTGCAGGGTGTGTACCTTGCTCCAACATTTCCACAATATCAATTTGTAAGTCACTCATTTTGCTTTCCTTATGTTAAACAACCCACCTAAAATCACTACAGCTAGCCAGGACTCTAATGAGTACTTAATAGCTAATGCAGGGAACAATACGTTCAATGACCAAATAGTCAATAACGGGCCAATTGCAACTAGGGCAATGACAATCACAATTCCAACAAAATAACTCATAACACCTCCAACATGTTAGCGGGTACTCTCCAACTACGGAACTGACCCGGTTGATCCACAATTACAAATTTACGATTAATTTTCTTCACAATCCCGGAGATCGTACCACGGGTTGAACTAGTAAATTTAACATTGGATCCGATCGTCAATGCCGATTTGTTTCGTACCACTAGTTGGGCACGGGCAAAACGAATAGCATCATTGATGCTGTTCAATTCTTCATTAGTAAGATCACCCTGCATGATAGCAGTATTAATTTGCTTAATGTTCATAAGAACTCCTTTTGACTGAATAAGACTCTATTGTAGCACCAAAACCATTTGTTGTCAAATTTCGGTGCGGTTTGGATGCTTAGGTTTACGAATGTACTCACCCTTTTTAGATGTTACAACCTTAGGTTTGAACGGAGTGTTGCAAGAAAACAACACTCTGTGGGCCCGATGTTTGGGCTGTTCAATAGTAAATGATAGGATTTTTCGTTTCATAATGCACATTATAGCATAGGAAACGTATTTATGTCAAATTTTGTCAGAATCGGATTTCAAGCATCCAAATACAATGACAGGGATAGTACCAAATGGCGGGGGTAATAGTATAGTAATAGCAAACCAAGGATTGATTCCAGCATCATTGCAACGTCTAATTGTAGTTGCGATCCATAGCCAACATGATAATATACTGCCTGCACAAATTATTGCAAGTGATACGATCCAACCAATCAATCCTACTAACACGACTGTGAAGGGTAAACTTAATAGAAATAATAGAAAAGATAATGAACTAGTAAGTCCTAGTAAAGCCCAACTGATTAAGTATACTCCCCAGTATTCACTGCGTGAGGCACTGCCTTTAAAGTCAAAGTATTTTTTATACTGTTCTAATTTGTTTATCACATTAACATCCTTATTAGTCCGATACTATCAATAGTGGTTAACAGTAGATAGTTAGCCAACATGCCAAAAGATTTCCTAGTCCAACTAGCCCAAGCATACAAAGCACAGCCAGTGATCCAAACAGGATAAAGAGTAAGAAGCGGTGGATTGGGGACTGTGAGTGCCATAGTAATACTGCACCCAATACTAATAGCCCATGCAAGAAGCTCAATAACAAAGCGAATTCGGTTAGACTTAAAGTCATCTTTTATCCACGTAAAAATGCCATAAAAAATATCGTTCATGTATCTATTATAATACAATGAACGATATTGTACAAGTTAATTTGGTCACTGACTGCAAGTGCGTTCCCTATAAATTTTGCCATCACTAGATTGAACTTCTTTCCATTCAGTGCATGTTATACTAGGAGGTACAGTTTGTTGTTGTTGTTGTATTACAACTGGCTGTTGTTGGACAATAACCTGTTGACGACCCAATTCATAACCGATCGCTCCTACAACTACAGGGGCTACCCACCAACCTACACCCGGCCCACGATAGTGACCATGATGACGTATGCCATGTCCATGATAGTGTTGTGCCATTGCTGTTCCAGTGACTGCTAGTAATGATAATGCTAATAGAATTTTTTTCATAACTATCTCCTATACTTATATAACGTTTTACACTAGTGTTTCGTTGACTTTATGTTTGTCAACTACCTCTTGTAAAATACTCTCTATCATCTTATTTAGCGTAATATCACGTTTATGTGCTTCCATGGCCAACAAATATACTTCATGCTCATTTAAATCTAGTTCAATTTCTACACGGTTATCTTCTGTCATTTTTTTTCTCCCTGTTGTTTAAGTAATGGTTCAATGTTATTCTCATAAATTTGAGCCATTGTGTTATATAAACCCTTGCGTTCTTCTGGTGTCATACCTGCACACCATGAAGGATCACTTGGATCTTTAGCTAAACCATAATCATGTCGATATGTATAACACATATCGGTAATGATTTCTTCCTTACTTTTCATATTCTTCTACCCTATATTTACTGAAGGGATAATTTTCATGTAGCCATTCAATTAGTCCTTCTTCATACGGAAGGAATACAGTACGGTCTTTGTTAGTTATATAAAGTATCATTCTATTTTAACTTTAAGTTTTTTTAAAATAGCTTCAGCATAGGTGCCTCCACCCTGTTTGTACACACTGTTAACTTCTTTGGCACATTCACGCACCACTAGTTCATAAAACTTTTCTAGTTCTTTATCATAGTGACCGGCCCAGTCAATATGACCAGCGCCAGGTCCCCATGTTTCATTAGACCACATAACAAAGCCTGCTTTTTTAGCAAAGTCTTTAATCTTTTTATCCATTGTTCAGTCCCCAATAATACATTACTTATGCCGTAAACCAATCTGCATCATCTTTCAATTCAATAGATTCATCACCGTCATATTCGTTTATTCTAAATAGCGAACCCTCAGGTATCCATGCTACTCTTAAGTCCCATATGCCACCATCATATATGTTAGGATATTTTAATGTAACATATGTTTTCAGTTCATCCCATTTGTTTTCTTCTACCAATTGAACAATACCGGGATCAAACAATAATTCAGGTTGTTCTCTGTTCCATGTGTACCATCCTGAACCATAGTCAGGACTATACAATACAGCAACCATTCCATCTCTAACTAATTTGTTCATATTATCTCCATGCGTTAACTAAACCAATTAAACAAGTAACTATTGCTACAATGTTTACTACCAATTGAGGATTGTTCTTTACACGTATTGTCCATGTCAAAAACATAATTGTACCTAATGTAAATGCTACAATGTTGTAGGGATGTACATCAGGTCCAATTGCATTACATACATGTCCAACAATAATGAATACTGCTCCTATCCATTGCAGGATATCGTTTATTTTCATTTTACTCCAAATGTGTTAAGTGCTGGTTGCAATTTGTTAATTAATTCTGTTTCACGTGCATGAGCAGGACGCTTGCCACGAACAACTTCCAATGTTCCAAATATAAAACGCTCGGCACCACGCTCACGCAATGCACGGCTTAAACCCCAATCTTTGTTCTCAGTCATGGCCCGTTGCATATGTTTTTGCATACGACGGGTCAATGTCTTACGAACATTACCATTGAAGCAAAGTGCGGTCAAACCGATATAGTACTCAAGTGTTACTGAATCACGGATAAAGTAAATCACTTGATTGCGGTCTGTTCTACGTTTGCGGACGATTTTTGAGTTCATGTTAGTATTGTACACTAAAGCCCATTTATTGTCAAATTATGGCAAAAACCGCTAGAAGTGTATCAGAATCTATTCCTGAATCCTCTAGCGATTTTGAAGCCCCTGAGGCGACAAAATGAGTACTTTTGTTTCTTAAAAATGTAATACTAATGTATTACTTGTCCTACACTTGTATTAAGCCACGTTTTAATTTCTTTTCTTAATTCTTTTTCCGTATATCCCATTTCTCCTAAACGGGATATTAATGAAACGAATAATCCATGACTTGCAATTCCATATATATAAGTATCATCGTCATTATCAAGTTCAAATTTATCTAATTGATCCAATAATACGTCATTAATAAATTCTGATGCAATAATGGCGCTATGTTCAAATTGCCACATTTCCGGATCTTCATCTTCTAACTCTTTAACTATTAATAGATTCTCTTTGCTCATTATTATTCTCCAAGTTATCTGTATTTAATGCTTGTGTATATTCATAATTAATAGTTTCTATATTCTCTCTAAAAACAATAGCACCATTTCGTAAATGGAATCTTCTTGCCATATTAGTTTTAGGACTTAATGTTACAAATCTATTAACACTGGGATATTGCTCCTGAATACCTTTTACCGCTTTATATAATAATTCAGCACCTTTTCCGGCTTTGTAACTCCATATAGTATAAAATACGGCTGTAGTTGGTACTTGCGTAGTATCGTCTAAATCTTTTACATTAGCCGGGACAAAATCATGAAAACTAACACATACCATTGCATCCGGATTATCTTGTGATTCATCAGTTAATGCGGCAACTAATCGTCCATTACTAACTCGAAAATCGGTTGATATTTCAGGTCTAACTGGATCATCTTTAATAAATTCTAATAGTTTGTGTGTAATGTCTCTGATGAAGTGTAGCATTTTAGCCTCGGTTTAGTGTTACTCGTATTTAGCATAAATTTAAAATATGCTATTATTTAGCGACATTTTTTGTGCCACTAAATATTATCATGAAAAATGTTATTGAATGGTCTGTTGGATTAAATGATTTTAAGAAATGTACCCTAGAATTAGGAGAACATTCTCATAAATTTACCACAGAATTATTGGATGTTCCATTTGAATATGGACGCAATATTACTGACATATTCAATGACCATTTATCAAATAGACAGACCAAATGTGTGGAAGTATTATACAGCGGTGGCTTGGATAGTGAATTAGTATTATTATCTTGTTTAAAAAATAATATACCAGTAATAGCAATAACATTAGTTATTAAAATAGATGGATTAATCATTAATACCCATGATTTGTATTATGCTGAAAAATTCTGCAGGGAAAATGATATAACTCATAAATTGGTTGAATTAAATGGGAATAATTTTTACGAGTCTGGTAAGTATTTAGATTATTTGACACCTTATTATATCATAGAACCACATGTGGCAACACATTTATGGTTAATTGAACAATGTAGTTATTTCCCAATATTGGGAGGTGATTGGCCTTGGGTTCAAACTCATATAGAAAACAAAGTCTTATCACCGTTTAGATTAGAGTTTTCTAGTTATGAACGATTTATGTCTGCTAAAAATATATATGGTATAGGAAATATGGTTGGATATAGTTTAGAATCTAGTTGTAAATTAATACAGATACATTTGGATAATCATGTAGGCGGTGAGAATATTTCTAACTTTAAATCACGCATGTATCAAACTATGTATACTGAACTAGAACCTAGATTAAGAAGTTACGGGTGGGAACATCACAAAACAAAATCATTTAATCTATTAAATTATAAAGTAGAATTAATTAAACGAGTAAGGCCTACCAGTCCGAACATTAAATGGAATAACATCATGAAATTATTATTAAATACATCAGTTAATGAAAATGACAAATTCAAATAAATTTGATACACATGAATCCTTTTATCACGGATTAATTAAAAGTAAACTGTGGTTATGTGAGGAACTAGAAACTAGTATATACCGTGAATGTCTTAGTAAACCCTCATTACATATTCTAGGGTGTTGGGATAATCTATTAGCATTCATGTTAATTACACGCAAACCTGAATTTTATAATACAGTGTATGGATATGACATAAACCCAGAAGCAATAGCAAATGCTAATAAAGTATGTGACATGTGGAAATATGAATCTCCTAAAGTGTATAATTATGTACAGGATGTGAACAATTATGATTATAGTCTACATGCTAATGGTATTTTCATCAATTGTAGTATAGATCAAATGGATAGTAATAATTGGTTTAACTCAATTCCAAATGGTAGTTTAGTATGTATTCAAACTACTAATATGAAAGATCCGAACTTTCCATGGTTTATTAAACAAACAACCGATAGTTTAGATGAGTTAGTTGATAAATTTAAAT